TGACNGCACTGTCTTCATCCCGAATAGCTTTGATGAAGCTTTCCAGGTGATTGCTGCTTCGCGCTATGACAAGAACCACGAAGTGTACGTGGAAATTAACAAGCAACTGGGCGTGAGTGGCACCACTTACTACTACGACCGCGTGGCCTTCACTGCTTGCGTGATGAACTACAACGAGAGCTATCCCGCTGATAACCTCGTGGAAGTCACCTTCGACCTGACTAGCCGTGGTCGCATTGGCATTCACCAGAATGCTTCTGAAACTGGTAGCATCATCCCCGTTGCCCCCAACTGACTTTCTTATCCATAGTTCTGCTAGCCTCTCCTTACGGGGAGGCTTTTTATTGTGAACATTGCACAACTGCGAGAAACAATTACGACGCTTTTGAGCGCTAGTCCTAATCTCGTGGGCTCCTACACGCTGCCTAACGGCACGCAAATCCCCTCCATCTATGTGGTGGGGCAGCAAGGCGTGCCGCCTGAATTCAAGGCCACTGGCTTGGAAGTGACCATGCGGCAATTCCCTGAGTTGTTGCCTCAGTCTCCGCTTGGCGCGTTAAAGATGAATCAGCTATGGGAAGTGATTTTGGTTCAATACACGCCCAGCGCAAATACACTCCCATTGGCGATGGACAGAATGGTGAGACGCTTTCCTGACAGCACTCCTCGTTACTTTCCGGGTGATGACGTGGCCTATGAACGCTGCCGTTTCACCATTCCCGACATGATTTTGCGTCCCTTGTATCGGTGATGGCTGGAGTTGTTGTTGGCGCAAAGCTGATTGGTGGCGACATTTTAGAAAAGAAGTTACGAGCCGCTTTCGAGACTTGGGCTTCCGAGGATATCGACGACGCATATTGGGACGATCAATTTAAGGATGAAAAGTGGATTTATGGCAATGAAACCAAGAGGAAAAACGGTGAGACGGTCACTTCTCCTCGTGACATTTACGATTTAGGGGCCTTGTATGACAGTGGCAGGGAATCGTTCCGCATCACCCAAGGAAGCCTAGATATTACGGCAACGTGGAACTGGGATGCTCAAAACTCTTCTGGCAGAGCGTATGCTTGGTATGTTCATGAAGGCCTAGGCACCAATGTCGCGCCTCGTCCATGGACAGACGAACTACAAGTGCCTAGCAGGTTTGAAGCGAGCAGTGTTCGCCTTGCCTTGAAGCGTAGAATCAAGGCTGCATTTAAGAAGAAGTGAAGATTGACTATTTATGGAGCGACGATAAAACCGTCCATGCCATTAACTGCTTAATTGAAGGCACTGCTCTGGAAGTGGGCATCCTTTGCCTTGTGTCGTGCAGGGAAACCACTATTAGACTTTCAAACGAAAGTCATTCTCTTCTCGTTGAAGTGCCTGCGGACTTCCGCTCTAATCATGAGCGCGTCAAGGCCTTTAATGCAATGCTGAACATTCTTGATCATGAGCAAATACAGCTTCCTTACTGGAAACCAAGACTGAGGAGTTTTTCGAACTTCTCCCGAACATCCGCATGAAAAAATACGGCGGATGGCTGGTTGCCGAGGCGATTGAGCAAGAGGAAATCAGCAAGCTGCAAAGCCAGGCCACCATTCGTGCTGTGCAACTGGCCAAGCGCATTGCCACGGCAAAGGACATCCCTCTTGACGAAGCATTCTCCCTGCTGCAAGGCGGTGGTGGCTCCATCACTGAAGCGGAGCTGCTTTCTGAGTACACAGAAGAAACGCTGAGCATGATCACGAGCGGCTCTTCTGTGGAAAGCACCAATGCTCGCATGGTGACGGCTTTTGTGCGCTCTCGCGGGCAAGGCCTTGTCGATGGAGAGTGGCAGGACCTTTCCGACTGGGAACTGGAAGATACCAAGGCACTTCCTCGTCGTGCTATTGCAAAAGTGGTGGAGTTCATCTCAGCAGAACAAGAGGCTGAAGTGAAGGAGGCTGCAGATGGCGCAAAAAAATCCCAGAAGAGGAATTCTCCTCAAACGCCGAACGGCTAGAAGCGCAGGCGAGAAAGCTCCTAACTTCTCTCACTCCATGGAATGAGCTTTACTTCCGACTGTCTTCGTCGGATTTTAAGGACGAGCGATGGAGCGGAAAGCATTTTGGTCGCCAGCGCGTGCGAGATGTGAAGGCAGCCTTGAAATATTTAGAGAAGCACGATGTAAGTAAGTACAACATTCAAAGCGTTGCGGTGGCCAAGCTCGGGGCCATGGCGGCAGGGATGATGGCTGGCAAGAAATCAAGCGCCAAGCCTAATGATTTCCTGCCGTTTGACACGACAAAGATCAAGAAAGAGAACGGAGCAACAGACGAAAGCTTGCACGTCTTGCAAGAACTAATGAGGACCAGGATGATGGATGGAAGGGTGATTGCGCTTTTGGCAGAAGAAATCAAAGCGTTCAGTAGCCGCAGCCAATCGCAATGATTATAGAATTGGTAACATAGAGGGTTTTGTAAAATGGCGGTTCAAGACGCAGAACTTCAGCTTAAGGTAAGTCTTGACCTGGCATTTTTTCGGCAGCAACTTTCTGGGTTGGGCCAAGCGGCTGCGGGCTATAACGTTCCTATCAACGTCAAATTTGATCGTCGTTCGGTACAGAATGAGCTGAACGCGCTTGGGCGCAACATCAGCCAGCGCAAATATCGCCTGGAAGTTGCGACAAATATCAGTCAAGAGATCAAAAACGCCGGAACGCTGGCCAAGGCCTTGCGTGGGCTTGACAGTGCCATCCAGAAAAACCGTGGCATTGCTAATCGTGCTGCCACTGGAATCTCGGGCGGCACTGTAGATGCGGGCAAGATTCAAACTTTGGTCAACAAGGCTACAAAGCCTGCTTTGCAGGCACTGTACAGCGAAATGTCCAAAGCCAGCATTCCAATGGCGGTTGTTGGCAAAGACACCGTAGCCAATTTGCGAAACGCGATTCTGAGTGGCGTTCCTCAATTAACCACTGATTTAGCGCGAGGCATTTCAAACGGTCTCAACCCGCAAATGAAAGAAAGCGGCTCTAAAGGGGCAAAGCTTTTTATTGATGCATGGAAAGACGCGGCTGGCATCGCCTCTCCATCGAAAGTTTTTAAAGCACTAGGTGAATTCTCCGCGGAAGGCTTGGAAATTGGCTTTTTGAATGGTCTGAAAGATTTCAAAACAAAAGCAATCGGCGAAATAAAGCAAATTGTTGCATTGATGAAATTAGAACTTGCGTCCGTAGGGGACGTAAGAATAGGTCCCGGCACTGGGGCTGCGCGAGCAGGTGCAAGAGGTGGCAGGCAGTATATGAATCCTATAGGTCCATTGCCAACAGGCAGTCGAGAGCCATGGGCATTTAGTCAATATCGCTATCAACCCTTCATGGCTCAGCCAGGGCAAGTGCGCGGTGCTGGTGTGCCTGCAATGCGCACTCGTCAGCCATTCTTGCCTGCGCCCTCTGTTATGGGCACGACAAGCTCTCCCAGTATGCTGGGACAAGCAAGACTTGCTCTTCCTGCTGCTGGAGAAACAAGCGCAGTCGCAATGCGTGAAGCTGCGCTTGCTTTAAGGGAGATTGCCGCCCGTCAAAGGTCGGACGCGAGGAGCGCGTCTGTAATGGGAGAAAATCGCATGTGGTCAAGAGTGGCAGGGCAGGTGCCAGTGGGAACCGGCGGACCTTTCTTGCCATCCGGGACAGGAGGCGGAGTTCCTCCACGCCCACCGTCAGGAGGCGGAGGCGCCGGCATGGGTGGCATGGGAGGCTTCGGGAGGGCTCTTGGTGGTATCAGCCTTCCTGGTACGGGCGTAGTTCGCGAGATTGGCAATGAGTTTGCCATGGCAACAAAGCAAGTACTGCTTTTCGGTACTGCTTACAAGGCTTTAGCATTTCTCACTTCTTTCCCCTCGCAAGTGGGGCAAGCGGTTGGAGCTTTGCAAAGTTTCAACAACACACTGAAGGCAATTTCTCCGACGGCAGACGAGGCAAGAGCTTCTAATCAGTTCATTCTGGACATCGTTGATCGCTACAACGTACCTCTTCAATCTGCTCGGGATGGCTTTACCAAGCTGTACGCTTCCATGGCCCCCGCCGGATTCAAGGGCGATGAAATTCGTGACTTGTTTACTGGCGTGAGCCAAGCAGCAGCCACCTTCGGCATGAGTGCAGACAAGGTGGACAGGGTGAACTATGCCTTTGCTCAGATGGCTAGCAAAGGTCAAGTGATGAGCGAAGAATTGAAAGGCCAGTTGGGCGACGTGCTACCTGGAGCCATGGGCATCTTTACGGAAGCCGCTGGCTTTAAGGGGCCCGATGCTATCCAGAAATTCTCGAAAGCTTTGGAAGATGGCGCCTACAAGGGCGAAGCGATGCGGGGCTTGTTAAAGAACGTCACAGTCGTGCTCACTAAGGAATTTGGTCCTGGCGCAGAAGGCGCTGCGCGTACGTTCCAAGGCGTCATCAATCGGATGCAGAATTCCACGCAACTTCTGTACGAAGCGTTTGAGCCGGTTGCAGTGGGGTTCTTGAATTCCGTAGTTGTTCCCTTGACAAGTGGCATTAAAACAGTTGCAGATGGCTTTAATGCTTTCTTTACTAGCACGCAAGCAAAAACGGCAGGAGGCTCAGCTTTTGCACAAGAGCTGCAAAAACTAAAGCCAGCCTTTGAGGGTATTCGTGCAAACATCGCCGCATTGATGCCAGCGTTGCAAGGTTTCGGTGGTGTCCTACTAGAAGTGAGCAAGGTTTTTCTGCAAATTGCAGCCAATCCTTTTGTCGGTTACCTGGCCAGGGTCTATCTCAGTGTTTTGCCTTTGGTGACAATCATTAAAGTGCTAAACCTTCAGGCTCTCATTCCAATGATTGGAAGCTTGCTTCGCGCAGTACCTGCTTTCCTTACTTTTAACTCTTTGATGGTGCAAGGTAACAGGGCCGGCTTGGCGCTGAAAACTACCACCTTCCTGCTGGGATCCACTTCAGCAGTAACTGCTGGTCAAATCAGGCTTGTAGGAACGGCGCTGCTGTCCCTTGGTATGCCGGCAGTGCTGCTTGGCATTGGAGCATTGATTGAGCGATTCATGATGCTCAAAGGTGCGGTCGATGGAGTGAGGCAATCCACTCAGCAAATGGTTGGCAGTATTTCTAGTCTTGCCAACACAGGTGCAGTCAAGGAAATTAGAAACATTGGCGCGGACACTCAAAGACAAATGGCAACATTCAAGAGTTTGCAGCCTTTTGTCAGCGGCGGACTGGGTAATGCTCCGCAACGCCGTCTCACCGAAGACGCGGCAAAGAAAATGGAAGAACTAGGACTGGGTTCTTTTGTGAGCAGGGGTGTCACCGGTCCCTATGTGAATGACTTCTTAAATGCTTCGCGGATTATTGAAGAAAGACTTAAGGGGCTCGGCAAGACAGCGGACTCAGTAAAAGAAAAGCTGCCATTGGCTGAAAAGGCTGCAGCATCTCTGGCCAAGCAAGCAAAGCAAGGCATTGAACCAATACCAGAGGGCGCGGGAAGCGACAAGACGAAGCAACAGTCTCTTGAAAGTTACTACAGCCTCCAAGATCAACTTGCGAAGAATTTTACGCAAGATCAACTAGATCGCATGGAGAAAGAGTATCAAGCAAGAGTTGACAGGATTAACGCTGAATTCAACTTGCGCGAAGCTCGTGCCAACAGTCTCCAAAAGGAGGCCATTCGCTTTGAGCGGCAAATGTCGGACATCGAGCTGAAGCGGCAAAAAGCTCTTCTTGATGCGTCGGCAGAAGTAATTAGAGCGCAAGGTAGCGTGGCAGGAGGCGCAGGCGGAGGAGGGGGAGGAGGAAAGGGGCTTGGTGCAGGTATTGCTCAATATATTACTGGTGACCCTGCCAGTCCGTTCTACAAGGCAGACCATGGTGGTGGAAATTACCATGAGCACCTTGCCTTCGTTAGCAGAGAGGCGGCGGAAGAAGCCTATAGAAAGCTGACAAGCGCGGGCATCCAGGTTACGGAATTTAAAGGTAAGAGCCGAGTAGGAAGGCACACTCCAGGGTCCGCGCATTATGCAGGACTTGCTTTTGATGTGCCCGGCGCTCAAGTGCCAGTGGGGCAGGAGACGAGTCTTACTGCACGGGTTCAATCAATACTTGGAATTGGTGGGGCTGGTGCCCCTCGCAAGGTCCCCGGCAGCGAAAAGCGCGACATTGTGGCTGATCAAAAAGCTCAGCTCGCAGTGGCGCAGCAGTCCGTAGCAGTGCAAATGGCAGAGGCTCAAGCCATTCGCGACGCCGCCGTAGCATGGGCTGAATATACCAATGCAATCACTCCCATTGAAGAACAAAAACTACAAAACAATATCCTGGCGAAGAAGAATGAGCTAGTCAAACTAGGCATACCAGATGACGTAATCGAAAAAGAAATGAAGCAATTTGAAACTCAGCAGAAAACTGCACTCGCGGTAGATGTTGTCAACAAAATGCTGAACGAGAAAAAAATATCAGCAGAAGATGCCGCTGCAAAAATTGCAGAATTAAACAGAAATATGGAGACTTACAATAACTTGCTCGGTGATAATCTTGCTTTGCAAAATCAGCAAAAATTCGACGCAAGCATGGGGGCGCTGAGGAAGCAAATGGAACTTGCTGGCATTCTCGACCCGAGAGCAGAGTTGCGCGCCCGTATTGCGCAAGAGAAGACTGGCTACACCCCCCAGCAAGTCGAGGAAGAAGCGGCGCTTCAAGAACAAATCGAAGCAGCGACAAAAGCACGGGACCAACTGAGGAACATTGCCTCCTCCATTGGAGACGCTTTTGGCACCGCGTTTAAGAGCATTGTCACTGGATCCTCTTCGGCTCGGGAAGCCCTCGCGGGAATGTTCCAAAGTATTGCCGACTCGTTTGCCGACATGGTCGCGCAGATGATCGCAGAATGGCTTAAAGCGCAACTTATCAAAGGCTTTATGAGCCTGTTCCCAGGAGGGGGCGCGGCAGGTGCGGGGCTTGGGAGCGCTGCTTCTAACTTAAATCAATACGCACCATTGATTCCCATGGCAAATGGTGGTGTGCTGTCAGGCGGCTTCCAAGCATTCGCCAATGGAGGCATCGTCACAGGCCCCACGCTGGGCCTTGTAGGCGAAGGGAGATACAATGAAGCAGTCATCCCTCTTCCTGACGGCAAGAGCGTCCCCGTGGACCTTGGAGGAGCCATGGGGAGTCAAATTACTAGCAACATCGTGGTCAACGTAAGCTCTGATGGTAAAACTTCCTCTTCTGGAGCAGGCGCTGATTCTGCTGGTCTTGGCCGTAAGCTTGAAGGGGCC